ACGACATTGACAACTGGTGTTTTTGAAGCCCCAATTAGGATTAACACTTCGGAAACAGTTACAATAGTAGGTAACTTGCGTATTGGCTCAAGTTCATTTACTTACACAGCAGGAAAGGTGGTAACCACGGGTAGCACAATATCTGTAATCAGTAGTCATACATTTAATAATGTGCAGTATATATTGTTTCCTAATATTTCAGTTGCATCTGGCATAACCTTGACTATGAATGAGTTTTTCTCTGGTAGTCCTGAAAAAATTTGCAATGTCAATCCAACAACAGCGGACACAACATATACAGTTGCATTTTCTGATGGGTTTGAGAAAATTACTAAATTCACTAAAATTAACGGGTGTATAGTGTCAAGAAGATTGCAACTGATAGCACTAACCGATGGATTTAATAATGGGAATAATCAAGGTATAAGATTTATCAACCAATCTCCTAATAGCTTTGCAAAAAACCTGCCTTCGGTAACTAATGGAATGACCTACCCTGCGTTTTCACTTACAAGCGACCCAACAATAAACTAAATATATTATGGAAGAACAATATAAAGAAGCATACGAAAGAGCGCCTCAAGAAACAAAACGCGCTATTGAGAAGTTTATGTCTTTACCTGCAAATGTACGCGCAAACAAGCCTTTGCTTTATTACGTGCTTGGTAGTGGCACTCCTCCGTACAAGATGAGTAAGCGTGATAGTAAATATGTAGACGTTGCTAAAGGAAGAGAAAAATGCAGCAACTGTATATTTACCTATATTAAATATGTTGACAACACACCTATCTGTTCTCAGATTCGTGGCACTATAGCACTTGGTGGATGGTGCAAACTGTGGAAGGGCGAATAAATGGAAATTACCAAACGTAAAAACATAAGAGCTTTACTTGCGCTAATGAAGCGTAAGGACTATGTTATTTACGATAAGCCATATCAGCTAAATATTGTCGGCGTAAGAAATGATAGCACGACACCAAACTCTTTTGATGATACTTTATATGTATTTTGGAAAGACGATGCTAACAAGTGGCAAGGTAAATTCTATACTATAACAACAGACCCAGGTACGTATTGGCTAAACAACCCTATGAATCCTCAAGGTACTGCTATCTTAAAAGAAGGTCAGTATATAAATTCGCATCAAATCGGCTTGCATAGAGGTGAATATACGGCATTGGTTCAACGAAGCCCAGTGACCGTGTTACGAGATTATGACCGAAACGCTATCCTTGACTTTGTAAACGGTAAAGAAGATAAAGGCTTATTCGGTATTAACATACATAGGGCGAAGGCTACTGGAACAACTAAGACCATAGACAAGTATTCAGCAGGTTGTCAGGTATTTGAAGATGCCGATGACTTTGCTAACTTTTTGTCTCTTGCAGATAAACACAAAGACCTATACGGAAACAATTTTACTTACACCCTTGTAGATGAAAGAGCTTACAATCGTATGCTAAAACGTAGAGGTGTGTATATCATAGGTGGTGTCCTTGCTCTTGGAGCTGGATATTTTATTTATAAATGGTACACTAAAAAATAAAGACATGAAACAGTATTCTATTGCCGAGTTAAAGGCTGAATTTGCAAAACACAACTATCAGTGGTTTCCTTTTCATTTTGTAGGTATCCGCTCTAAGGCTAATTTGCCTAATCAATTCGATGACCTTTTTGGTCTTATTCAAGGCGACAATATACGTTGGTTTACTTGCACTACAAATCCAGGCACACATTGGCTCAAGAACATTCTCAATCCAAAAGGCGCTGCGCTTCTCAAGCCTAACCAGTATGTAGATACTTGGGAAATAGGTTTGCATCAGGGTAAATACGAGGCTTTTAGACAATGTAAGCCTGTAGAGGTTTATCGTGATGGTGACAAAGATGATGTTGCCGAAGAAACAAATGTGATTGACAAAGGCTTATTTGGTATCAATATCCATAGAGCAAACGAAAAGGCAATATCTAAGTTGATTGACAAATGGTCTGCTGGTTGTCAAGTATTAAACAACCCTGCTGATTTTGCTATACTGCTTAATTCTGCTAAAACGACCAAACAGAAGTATTTTACTTACACGCTTTTAAGAGAATTTTAACATGAAAAAGTTTTTTAGAGAACTCATTTGTGATGAGAATAGCTTAAACGAAAAGACTTTCGTTGGTCTTATCGCCTTTGGTCTTATCATAATAACGCTAATATGCGACATAATTACAGGTTTCATGGGAAGAAAAATGCCTATCCATGAATTTGTATTTGACGGAATTATGTTCGTTGTTTTTGGTGCTTTCTTTGGCACTTCAATGGATAAGTGGATAGCTTCAAAGAGCGAAAAGAAAAGCGAACCCAAAGACGATGCTACACAAGAAGCATCAGAAATAAGCTAAAGACAACGATGTACAAGCCAGTAAAACTCCCATATTCTTATTCTGCATTAGAGCCTTTCATAGACGAGGCTACTATGAATATCCACTATAACAAACACTATCTTGGATATTTGAAAAAGCTGAATGAGCTGGTGTCGTCTCGTAGGTCAATAAAAGATTTAATAATCAATATTGACGAATACTCAACCGACATAAGAAATAACGCTGGGGGATATTACAATCATTCTCTGTTCTGGAATATGCTCAGACCTAATGGCGGCATCTCTAATCCACCTTATGCAGTACGATACATTATTGACAGAGATTTTGGCAGCTACGAGAATTTCAAGAACAGAATCAAAGATGCAGCTAAAAAAAGATTTGGCTCTGGTTGGGTATGGTGGGTATTATACCCTAACGGGAAAACCGCAATAGTAGAAACCCCGTATCAAGACAATCCATTGATGTACTTTGATTGTGAAATCTTGTTAGGCATTGACGTTTGGGAACACGCATACTATCTTAACTATCAAGCGGATAGAGAAAGATACGTTAATAATATTTTTAACATCATTAATTGGGATTACCCTAATAGAATCTTACGATAAAATGGACACAACAGCAGTAGAACATACTAATACAGGACTTGGAATATATGAAAACCTCGTGCAATATGGCGCATTGGGTATTGTAGTTATCGCTCTTGGTTACGTTGCTTGGAAGATGTGGAATAAAACACTGGCTGAAAAAGACAGATTGCAGAAGCGTGTTGAAGAGCTTGAGCGGATGCTTCTCGATGAGAAATTAAAAAAATAACGCATGGCACAAGAATCTTTTGGTGTTTTTGAAACACTAACTCAATATGGGGCTTTGGGTGTGATTACCCTTGCCCTCGGTTACGCTTTATACTATTTGCTCAAAAGACAGATTGCTTCAGAAGACAAGCTGAAAGCAGAGCTTGAGGAGTTGAGGAAAGAAATGAATACTTATCTCCGCAATGACAATAGTACAATGAAGTCAACCATAGAAAACAATACTAAGGCTATTAACGACTTAAAAGATATGCTATATAAGCGAGGATGAAAACAAAGTACCTTATATACTTAATCTTGTTTGGGATATTGGCGTTTTTTACGCTAAATATTACTCTTGCTGGCGATAAGCACGTTACAGTTGTAGGGGAAAACGTTTCTTTGAATGAGCAAAATGGACAACTACAAGCTGAAAAAGAACAACTGCAATCCGAAAACGGGAAGTTAAAGTCCGAAAACAACAAGCTAACTTCTGAAAATAAGGCATTGAACGAAAAGGTAGTTGCTATTAGCAATAAAGCCGATAGTCTCGTAGAGGCAAATGAAGAAAAGCCAGTAGAGGTAATTGTTCAAAACAAGATTGAGTCTAAGTATGGTTGGGCTACCCCTAACTATGTGTGGGATATATTGCAATTTCAGATAGATAGGATACCTACTCAAAGTGAATATAAGGCGAGTCTTTTAGAAGTCCTGAATAATAATTGCTTATTTTATCCATCAGAAAACGACCCAGAATTGGCAGGTAAAAAAGTAAAGAAGTCAGAAATAGATAGCCTTGTAAATCTTAAATATTAAGCATGAAAGAGTATCAAAAGAGCCAACAGATAAGGCTACTCGATGTTTTTGTTATTGGTCCAGTTATCGTATATGCTGGAGTGCAATACCGTAGTAAGTTACCGCAATGGCTTTCTCTTTCACTTATTGCAATAGGAGCGGCTACAATCGTCTACAATGGTCGGAATTACCTACTAAATAAACAAGCTAATGGGTAAGGTAAAAAGATACAATTTTATCTTTGTTTTATGGGCGTTAATTTCTACAGCAATACTCGTGTATTTGTTTGTGAATCAAAGTGTTGTAAGTAATGATACGATACAAAATTTACAAAAAAAGATAGACTCTATTGAAGCAGAAAATTTGAAACTTGATAGCGCTATTTTTGCCCAGAAGGATAAGGCGCAAAAGTATCAGTCTGAAATAGATTCGCTTAAAGGTTTAGAGGCTAAAATCATTACTAAATATGTCAACAAGTATAAAGAGATTGATTCTGCTTCCGTTGGTGTTATTGTCGCTAACTTCGATAGCATATTCGCAGCAAACGGTTATAAATAGCAAAGGTGATACACTTGTCTGTTTTAGCGTAGAGCAATCTAAGTTCTTGTTAAAGCAGGTTTATGAAGTCGCTAAACTTAATGAACTAAACTATAACTGTGAAGTCCGTAACACGGTTCAAGACTCGTTAATTTTATCCCAGTCCTTAACTATTGAGCTTTTAGAAAAGAAGGCAGACAATTTACAGAAAATAGTCTTTTATAACGCATCTATCAATACTATTCTCCAAGAAAAGTTAGCTGACGAAGAGCGTAAGACTAAGCACCAAAGGAACATGAAAAGGGTGTGGATGGGCGTTTCTGGAGCAGTTTCAGGATTATTTGTATATTACGTGATTACGCGATAAATATAAATGTATGCAAATACCGCAGCCGATATACATACCAGAATACATCACTTACGAGCAGGAGTTGAGCCTTATTAACATAATGCCAAAAAATAGCAACAAAGGCGGTACGGATAGGAATAATTTTGTTAGATGGGGTTGCCCTACTCCATACTCATCGAATGTCGTGTCAGGTGAAATACCAGAGGCTATACTTAAGCTAAATATGCCATTTGACTATGATAGCGTCAGTATGAATGAGTATCACGGAGGTCAGAAGCTTGATTACCACCATGATTTACCTTATAGCGGAAACAAAATATACGTTTTGAGCTTACTTAATTCTGGGGACTTGTATTTTAAGAGAAAAGATACCCAGTTCAAAGTAGTTCTCGAAAGGCGCTCTTTGTGTGTCTTACAAGACGAGCTAAGATGGGTATGGATGCACTGCGCCATAGCAGATGCTCATAGATTTTCGCTTGTCTTCAGAAACTCAAAAGACAACATTCCAAGTTCCGCTACTAACTATTGCCCTAAATGCGAATCATATCATTATTTAGGTAGAGGCACTTGTAACGACTAAAATTTAACCTTTCTCCTAATCGTTAAACGAGACGTTATCATAGTTTTACGTTTTTATTTTTCCAATAGAATCTTGAGTAGTTTCTGTAAAAGTCTATACCACATATAGTGTAGCTAAAGAACTCTACCCACCTATAAGTTGATACTTTAATAAACTCGCTAAGTCTTT